AACAATACCACCAGCATTTGCAGCAGACGCACCGGCAACACCAGTTAAAAAGGGTAATCTAATGCTTGCTAAAAAGAAAGACCATAGCAAAGCACAAGAAAAACCAGCCAAAAAATCTGAGAAAAAGTCTAAAAAATAATACCCAGATAAATAGTTTTACAGTTATGAGGTTCTGTAAAAACCTTAAACATACACACACAAGGAGAAAAATATGTTTAATTTCAATATGTTCGACCAAAACGCATTTAAAGATTTCTACACAGCAAATTTTTATATCGATGCACTTCAACACACTAAATCTAATTTAACTGATAAAGTTATTACAGATCCAGTTTTAAATAAAGCAGCACATACCTTTTTAGATGCACAAACTGTTTTTGCTAAGATGATTGCACAAAATACAACCACTATTGCAAAACATAGTGTTGATTCTATGTGCAAAACTTATTTTCCACAAACTACTAAATCAAAGGCAGAATAATTATGCCTTGTTTGAATTGGGTAAAGTCCATAACTTCGGCTATGGTATCTAATCACTACGGATCAAAGTTAGAAGCATATATTATTAGTAAAGACCCAAAATCTCTTGCAGATGTTGAGGCTTATACAGTAGAATATGAAAGAAAACTTGCAAATGAACATTTTAAATTTTACGGAGAGACAAAATGAACGAACTACCAAAACTACCAGAAGTCAAATTCAACAAGAACGGTTACGAAATCCGTACCGATATTCTAGCAATGGCTAAAGACCTTGCAATGCAAGACTTTCATATGAAGTATTCAGGATGGGAAGTCACTGCAAAGCGTGATGAAAAGACAGGACAGATCATCAATAAAATTGAGATGCCTACTTTTCCAGGCCTAGAGCAGATCCTTGAGAATGCAGAAAAAATGTATGCATTCGTAAATCAAGCATCCAATAATAGCAAAAAATAATTGCTAAATTTGCAACAAACATAGCCCCAACAGGGGCTATTTTTTTGGTTGACAATAAATCCATTTGGGCATATAATGTCTGTATAGTCAATAACAAGGAGCTAATATGTTTATCAATCTCAATGCTAGCAAGCCAAACGGTGACTTTATGATCACTTCTTCCGCTGTGTTGCAAGATATGCATCCTACTGCTACGATGGCTGAAATTACTGAAATGCTAATTGCGATTGGTGACGAGTACGAAGCCAAAGGTTATCAACTTAGCTACACATTTGATGAGGAGTTATCATAATGATAACTGCTGAAAAAGTTACTAAACTATCAACATTAACTGCTGACCAACTTAACTCTATATTGGTCTATTCGGGCTACACTGGATTTGAAAAAGCAAAAACCTGCAAGTTTGTAGGTATTACTAATAATGGTGACTTTTGTTATCAATTTACATATACTTGCAATAATTACAACATTGCTAAAATTGACAAACTTTTTGTTAACATAGATGCAACAGGAAATATTGTTGCTGAATACTGATTTTGGTTGACAATAAATCCGGTTGGTGTTATACTATGGGTATAGTGAATAACAAGGAGCGAAAAATGACTACAGCATTTCAAGGTTTGACTACTCAGGAAATTCGTCAAGTTTCTATGTACGGTTGCACAGAGCAACAATTGCGTGAATCGGTTGAGGACAGCATTACTTTCAAATTATCGGGTCCTGTAATGATCGCAGCAGGTATGTTGTCTGATGCACAAGAAATGATTTGCACCGAATACGGTGAGGTTACTGATGGTCGTGCTAACGAAGCCCGTCAAGCAATCAATCGTGCAAAATGGGTTATGTTCACTTATGCAATGGAGGACAAATAATGTCAAATACTTATACATTTAGGCAAATTGCATATATCACAATTGAGGTTGTTGCTGATACAGAGGATGAGGCATACGATAAAATGTGTGATATCGATCCACTAACAGGTGATATTGATTACGAAGAACCTGAGTTGGAATCTATTGAAGATGAAAACGGTAAACGTCTTTGGGATATGTATAAAGGAGAAATGGTATAATGGCTACTATTCAAGAAATCAATCAATCAATTATGTTTGGTAATCTGTCTAATGACCAACTTGATTCTATTATTCATGCTGTAAAGTTTAGGCGTAATGAATTACTGAAGCAAAACAAACGCAGTTTGACAATTGGTAGCGAGGTTAAATTTGTAAGCAGTCGCACTGGTCAAACGATCATTGGTAAGGTCTCTGCAATCAAAACAAAAAATGTAATTGTCAATGCAGGTTTTACTAACTGGCGAGTACCCGCTAACATGTTGGAGGTTGTATAATGAATAAGCTAGAAGAATTGGCCAATGAAATTGCATTCCTAAATAATTCGGATATGCAAAAGCTTGCAGAATTATTGGTTAAAGATTATACTACAAGGGCTGATGTACTTGAGGCGCAACTAAACAATGCCCTTTTTGACAGTTCACTTTATAATCAACAAGGTGGGTTCGTATGAAAAACTTTGTGTTAGGAACTATTTTTGGTATTATTGTTTCAACGATTGGCTTTGCGGGTGTCGCAAGGATTCTTGACAAAGCCGTAGATGTTACTAAGGCTCAGGCAGAGAAGGCAGCGAAATAAAATGACTACCAAAGGACAATTTATTTTATTCTTTTTTCTATTAATTTTCATTGTCCCCACAACCTTTTACATCATTTACAAAATTATTAAACACGTATCAATTGATTTAATTTCATATATAAAGGCAAAGAGAAATTATGGGTCTTGATCAATACGCATATATCGCAAATAAAGTAAATAATGAAACTAATTCTTCAACTGAACTAGCATATTGGCGCAAGCATCCTAATTTGCATGGTTGGATGGAACGACTGTGGAACGAAAAAGGTTGTCCTGGTCTTGAGGCAGGCTTTAACGATATAATGTTCAATGGTATTGAACTTGAACTAACCTTTGATGATGTTGTAAAGTTAGAAGAAGATATCAAAAATAACAAACTTCCCGAAACTACAGGTTTCTTTTTTGGTAACAACAGTGACGAGTATTACAAAGCACAGGATCTAGAATTTGTGTACGAGGCTAAATCAAGGCTTTTCCTAGGTCAAAAAGTGTTCTATAATTCAAGTTGGTAACTATTAAAGTTATTATACTTGAGACACTTAAAAAATGAAAAAATCAAAAAAATCAAAAAAAGAAATTTCTGTACATAAGCCTAGTCAAGATTATATTGAAGCCGCACTAAAATTTTGTACTAGACAAATAGATACACTAGGGCATCCGTTGGCAGATGATGCCCTATTCACACATCTAGATGACTCAAACTCATCATTACTACGTGAAGCGGTATTAGCGCATGTTGCCAATCTTAAGTGGTGTTCGGAAAAACACGGACCAGATGCTATGGATCCAGTTACTGGAAAAAACTATGAAATAAAACCTAAGCGCGGTGATAAATCTCCTTTTAAGGGTGGCGGAAGCTTTAGCGATCTCACCGAAAAAAGAATTGAAGCCATGAAAACTACAAACGACGGCATGATTGTAGGATTGTTTGTGGAACGTAGACTTGTATTAGCATTAGAATTTTTACTATCTGATATTATGCCGAAATTAGAGGCAAAGGTTATCAAAGAATGTGTTGATGGTAAGAACCGTTATGCTAGAAGTAGCGGTTTTGATTACCGAGATTATAAAGATAGTAAAAATTTAAAAATCATATATATAGATGAGGATATGATTGCAGAATACGAATGCATTCACCACGAACTATATGATTTGATTTTGAGTACTAAATGATTGAACAATATTTAAACGTAAGATATAGCACTAGAAATCTACCTGATAGCGAGTTTGATAAACTGCTACCTACATTAGCAAAAGAACTCACGCAGGTAGATTTCCTACCTCATTACACCGAGGATAAATTGCGTAAGGATTGGAACGAGCTAAAAAAATGGTCAACTACTGAAACTTTTATTAATTCAACCAGCCGTTTAGGTATGAAATTGTGCGAACATTTCATGCCAAATTTCTATGATATTGAAGATAACCGAGGTAATAGTTTCAGAACATATTGGCAAGATAGTAAACTTTTAGAAAAGGTATTAATCGGTAATCGTAAATCACATAGCACTCCATACCTTTCGGAACTGAAGCGAGGTATTTATTTTGCAACTGGAATGCCCAAATCAACAATGTACAGACCGCAAATGAGCAAGATGATCACAACAGGTGCAGAATATGTACTTGATCCTTGTGCTGGTTGGGGAGGTCGTATGTTGGGCACAGTAGCAAATGGGGCACATTATATTGCATTTGAGCCTAACCCAATTACTTTTGCCAATCTAAATAGAATGATTGATTTTTTGGGTATTACAAGTAATGTAACATTGTATTGTGATGATGCACGTAATATTGATTCCTATGACATACCAATGGTTGATGTTGTTTTGACTAGTCCACCTTACTTTGATTTAGAAATTTACTGTAAGGATAACAATCAAAGTGTCCAAAATTGTACTACCTATGAGGATTGGGATACCAATTTTTTGACAATAATCATATCTAAGTGTATAATGTATTTAAAGGCTGATGGCAAAAGTTGCTGGAATGTAGCAAACTTCGGTAAAAATGATATGTGGGCAAGTGTTGACAATGCACATGAAATAATGAATTTTGAACGTGCTATAATTTATGAAAATAAATCTTCAGCTAGGCCAACAATAAAATCTGATTCAAAATCTAAAAAATCTGATATAACAGTTTCATACACACGGAGATAACATGAGTGCAAGTTGGATACGCAAACTTAACGAATCTGATAGTCGCCTTCATAAAGAAGATGTAGTTAGACAAGCACTGGAAGCTGCCACATTGGGCAGCACCAATGCCATTAACTTTTTGACGTTAACAAAGGTATGTTACAACCCTTATCATACCTTCGGTGTTAAACAAGTGCCCGATACAGTAGGTATTACTGATGCAGAAAATCCTTGGGATGAATACAATGATTTGCTTCATTATCTTGGTCAACGAGCATTGACAGGTCATGCAGCCCGTGATGCTATTACCGAACTAAGTGAAAAGTTTGATAGTGAAGAATGGAATACATTTCTCGCACCTGTACTACGCAGAGACCTTCGTGCAGGTATTAGTGACAAAACAATCAATAAAGTTTGTAAAGGCACGGATTTTGAAATCCCTATGTTTGGTTGTCAACTCGCAACTAATTGTGAAAATCGTCCTGAGATGAAAGGGGTGAAAAGACTAGAACCAAAACTTGACGGAGTCCGTGTTGTAATGATGGTTCGCATCCAAGATGTTGATAATGTTTACATTACAAGTTATAGCCGCAATGGTAAGGTCTTTGATAATTTTACACACATTGAACAAGAAATTAAAGATAATATAGCATATTTTTATAAACTTCCCAGAGAGTTTCACGATGGATTTATACTTGACGGTGAAGTAGTTGGCAATAGTTTTCAAGAATTAATGCGTCAAGCACGCCGTAAAGAAAACGTGCAGGCCAGTGATAGTGTGTTTCATATATTTGACCTTTTACCAATTCGTGACTTTAGCCAAGGCGTCTATCGTAAGCCTCTAAGAGAACGTATGGAATACATTGACGTATTGCATCCTTATATTGATAGAATGCGTAGTGTTGAATTGTTACATAGCATTCGTGTGGATTTAGATTATAGTGAAGGTGTCGACCAATTGCAGCGTTATGCAAAAGACATGGTGAATCTAGGGTACGAA